GCAAATGAAGTTTATGACTCTGATTATAGAGTTCATGAACTTCGTTGCAAATGCGGGGGAATAAGTGTTTTTGAAATTTCGAAAGAAATTTCGAGAATGCCTATTCCAGAGGATCTTCCTCAATTTCTTAATAGAGAGGTTAACTCTCTATTAAGAAAATTACTAAAGGAGGGATTTTAGAAAGGTATAGATATCACCTTTCTTTTCTTTGGACAAATTTATTAAAAAATTTGATAATCTTCCATATAGTATTCTTCATCTTCGTCTAAATTCGTGTATCCTGGAATAGCATACTCTTTAAGAATTTCTTTCATATTTTTCTTTTCTTCTTCTTTATCAGAATAATGATTTGGTATTACTTGGATATTCTCGAAACTTTTATTTTTTGCGATAAGTTTTTCTTCGTTTTTGAAATCAAAATCCATAGTACTAAAAGTTACGTTCAGATAATTATTAATTTCTTCTTGGGTAATTTTTAAACCTTCTGGGGTATCCTCTGTTAATAAATCACCTTCTTGAATCAATTCATGTCTTAACCATAACGTAAAGTTATATGCCATAATAATATCATCATGTTGCCCGGAACTTGCTTCAAATCTTCCATTAGCTTTTTGCTCTAATGTTCTCAATTCATTTTGTAAATGTTTGCCTTGAGCATAATCTGGATTAGTATTTAAAGTGCTTAATAAAATATTAAACATCTGTTCCCTATTGGTTTTATTGGTCATAATACCTGGAACTTTATCTCCAGTAGCTTTCGTTTTTGTAAAATGAAGAAATTCTTCAAATTCAAATTTAATAATTTTTGGAGGTTCTGAAAATAAAATTTCTTCTATAACACCAATACCAAAACTATTTCGTTCTATAATTACACTTAAAGTTTTTGGAGTAAGTCCACAAAGTAATTGTAATTGTAAAATAGCGCTTTTAACAACGTTAGCATATCTTTTAATTACATTAAATTTTCCTCTGTATTCTCCAACCTGTCTTCCTGTTTCAGCATCGGTTAGAACCATTGTCGAGAAGTCGGCTTTAGCTGCAGTACTGGAAGCATTATCCACTCCCATTAAATAAAGTTTCTCCGGATCTAATTCTTCGAAAATATCAAATTTTTCTCCATATGCTAAATCCATTGTAAATGCTGGAGTAACTGGTTTAAAATGTTCGAGTACTTCATCTGGAAAAACGGCATTACTAGAACCTAAGAAAACTAAGTTAAGCTCCTGATTAACTCTACGCTGATCAAATTGAAGTTCTTTCTGTTGTTTTTTATACCATTCTTCATCCTTTCCAGTTTCTGACCAATGTAATTCCAATTTACTAAAGTTATTTCTATGGTCATTTGAATTTAAAATTTCCTCGTTATCTGTATTTGGTTTATTTATTTTTTCATCCCAGATTTCAGTATAATCCCAAGAATTTTGCCAAAGATTATAAAAGAAATTTCCATTTGAACCATTCGGTGTAGTTGTCATAATAACATTGGTTGGGAAATTATTTTGTTTAGCAAGTACTCTCGCTTTTGAAACAACTGGTTGTAAAGAACCCCAGACTATATCCATATGTGGGATAAAGGCAGCCTCATCAATATATATTACTGGTGCAGTCATACCCCTACCAACGGTATCTGGATTAATAGCTCCGGAAACGTAGTTTGAATTTAGTCTAGAACCATTGGCTAATTCCAAATACGTTTGTTTTTCACCTTTATTACTTTTTGGAACTTCTAACCATTTTGGAAGCATACTTAACATACTATACATACGTTCTACAAAATCTAAAGCAGATTTTTGTTTCAATGTAAGAAATTCTATTTTTACTTTAGGGTGAAAAAGCATTACCCAAAGCAAGTATTGTCCTACAGTAGTAGTCTTATAATGCTGTCTAGAGGCCATCATAGCAACATTATCCGTATATTGCATAAGTTTAATAAATTCAGAATACTTTGGAGTTTTTAACCATTCATCCGATTCACCAACTTTAATTACTCCTCCTGGTACCTGTACCTGAATATAATTTTTAATAAAGTAAAGTGAAGACATTTTACATTTTAAATATTCTCGGACTCTCCAATTTTTGTCTTGTTCCTGTTGTTTCATAATAGTTGGAGAAGCATATTTTGCCATAAGATTTTTATTAGTAATTGCTTCTTTAACATCTTCTTTCGAAGCAGAAGTAATTATTTCCTGATTAAGTTCTAAATTCATAGAAGTTCCTTTAATTTTATTAAGGCTTTGTTAAGCTTAAAAATAATTAGTTAACTATTAATAGTGTAGTACTCTTAGTTAACTATTAATGGCGTAGTACTCTTAGTTAACTATTAATAGTTATTATGTATAGATAACCATACATACCATAAGTAGTTATAACTATTAATAGTTAACTATCAATAGTTATTGCGTTATTTTCCCGAAATTAAATGACAGGAAAATTGGAGCAGAAGCTCCAAATTTTATAATTCTTTTCCAAATTTAGATAAACTAAATTTAATTGCTTTATGAGCTGGTTTAATCCAATCCACGCCATTCATTGAACCACTACGTTCTTTGACATCAACATATTTAAATTTTCCAACTTTTCCAAATGGAGCATCACCAGTTTCTTTAACACCGACAACGATTTCGTTGACTACTGTTTCGATAACTTTTTCTGCTTCTTTAATACTAATATCTAATTTAGCAGCAACGGCTTTTTCTAATTCGATTTTTTTCATTTTTATCCTTTATTTAATATATGATTCTTTGTTACGTTTGATATTGTTAAAATACTTTTAAATTATTTGGAATATCTTTCAATATCTTTTGTTAAATCGACCTCTTCCGAATCTAGGCTTAAACCAGTATGACTTGCTTTTAGGGTAATATTTACCAAAGATTCTGCAAGGGCTGACACAGCTATTTGCCCAACTTTTCCACCTGGTTTTATTTTTAATTCTTCTGCGGCTAATGGATTATAACAAGTTTTACAAATACCATCTGGAGCTTGGCAATATAATGGACTTCGCAATTTAATAGATTTTCCAAGTAATGATGTATCATCAGCTTCGATCTGTTTACCATTATCTAAAATACGACCTTTTAGATTAAATACCATATCTTTTCCATCTTTGCCTTTAGGTATTTTAAATTCTAGATATTTTTTAGTACCACAATCATTTAATTTAGATAATTCTAAATTTTCCATAACTGTATATAATTGACGAATTAAATATCCAGGTTTAGCAGTATTCATAGATTTACTATATAATGCTACAATACCTTGAGAACTATAATTAAAAAATTGTGTTTTATCCAATCCTTCTGAATGTGGTGTAAGAATAACATCATTTATTTCACCTTTAGCATTAATACTTAACCCTACTCCAAGAAGAAGTTTTCTAATATCATCTTTAGAACCTTTTGAACCAGAATCAATTAAATCAGTTACTGATATATTATTTTTTCTATAGTACTCCATAACTTTATCAGCTAATTTATCTAATTCTTTATTCGCTGTAATAATATCTTTTTCTTTTTTTGGAGAATTTTCGTATTGTAATTTGATACGTTCTTTTTCTTTTTCAAATGTTTCTGGAAGTATCATACTTTCTGGAGAAAATGAACTTGGTTTTAAAGTACTTAAAAAAAATCCAAGTTCTGCAATTAATTGATATTTCCATATAAATGTATCGTTATCAAATACTTTAAATAAATCGGTAAATAATAAACCAATATTTTTTTTAGTTAATGGATATTGTGCTTTTACTTTATTTTCAAGTACTTCTTCAATTAAACGTCTTACTAAATTTTTATCTAGGTATTTATTTACTTTAATACTTTCTAAAATCTGTTTTTTAAACAATTCTTTTGTTTTAAAATACCATTCTGGTGGTTTAAAGGAATTCGGAATTATTATTTTACCATTATACATTGTAGTACTATTTTCTATTTCGTAATTCATTGATTAATCCTTATTAATTCTAGTTATACCAGATAATTCCATGTATTCCTCAAAGTTTGTTTCTTCATCGAATTCATTACTATTAATATTTAAATTTTTTATTAATGATAAACTATTATATACACTTTGAACTTTATTAGTACTATTTTTTGGTAATTTAATAATAATATTTTCATTTTCAACCAATATATTATTTTTTCCTAATTTAGATTGATCGTCCATAATTATAAAATTACTTAAAAAACTATCTCCACCAATCGGTGCATATATTAAACTAGGTACTATTAATTGATATTGTACTCCAGTTAAAATAAGAGGTTTAAATGACCACCAAGAAACAGGAGTCCAACCAGGATCACGTTTTGTAATTACTCTAAGTTCTGGATTATCATTAAATATATCAGTTAATAATTGAACCCACAATTGTTCATGGTGTGGAAAGGTTTTTAGATATTCTTCGGTATTTCTATAAATATATTCTAATTGTTTTCCTATTTCATCTAATAATAAATTATTCATTCCTAATTTTTTAGAAATTTTTTCATATTGAGATTTATTTAAATAAGATATTACAAATACGTCGAACATAATTAAAAGCCCTTGCCAAGGAAATGCTGCACAATCCGAAGGAATATTTGGTTGAGCATTTGCCACATATCTAGCAACATTATCAACACGTTTTCCAAATAAAGAGGCATTAAAATAACCATTTTTGGATCTCAAATTATCTATAAAATAATCATACAACGCATTTAAATATCTTTGTATATATTCTTTTTTAGAAGTATTTTTATAAATACTTTGAATAACAGATTCAAATTCATTTTGTTCCTGAGATGATAAATCTTTTACCCAATCCTTGCTTTCATTAATATTAACTATTTTTTTATAGATATTGGTAATTTCATCTTCTTCTACCATACCATGTTTGTTAGAATAATTTCTATAACCGATTGGAATAACAGGTATTTTATTTATAATTATTAAATTTTTATTATTGATAATTAAGTTAATTAAATCTTCATTTTTATTATTTTTATATTTATTAAAATTAATTTTATTCCAATTATTAATAATAAAACTGATTCCATTTTCCCCTTTAGACGAATTCTGTAAAGTGTTTACGTCTATTAATTCTCCATTATTTATAACACATTTAACAGATTTATTAATACATTTATTAAATAAACCACCAAGCTTTCCTATATTTTTATATATGAATGGATGCATAACAGGTTCGCTTAAATTAATACTAGCGAATTGCTCAAAAATTTCTTTTGAACCAAAACCAAAAATAGCTGGATCATAAAAACTACCAGAATTTGGAATTAATTCATTATTTGTATTTTTTGTAAACGTTTTTGCGGTTTTAATTGGTCTAGTTTGCTTTGGACCAGATTTTGTCGAATTGAGAAATTTCTCAACATTTAATAATTTAACTGACATGGATAATATTTCCTTTTGTATTTTTCATTTAATATTTAGTTCTTTGGTAATTATCATAGCTTTAAAATAGGTATACTTTTGTATAGATATTTTAAAATTGATAAAGTATAGAATGATTCGAAGATTCTATATCTTATTTAATTGTAGCAAACTTGTAGT